AACTAAATCATCTACATAACTTTTTGTTGTAACATCTGAACTACCTGATGGTGCAGACATACCTGTAATTGATCCACCTGTTATAGCAACATTATTTGCTGCTTGTGTTGCAATCGTTCCTAATCCTAAAGATGTTCTAGCAGTAGCTCCACTTTCTGTTACAAAATTAGAACCATCACCTACAATAAAATTACTGTCTGTTGGAGTTAATCCTGCAATATCAGCTAACTGTGCATCATATGCTTGAACATCACTTCCTATAGCTAAACCTAAGTTTGTTCTAGCAGATGAAGCTGAAGCAACATCACTTAAGTTATTTGCTTTTACATTTTTTGCATCTAACTGTGTTTGTATTGCAGAAGAAACACCTGAAACATAACCAAGTTCAGTTGATGTTACAGATGATACTGCAACTTTGCCTGATGAATTTGAAACTAAAGCTCTTGATGCAGTTAAGTCTGATGTAGCTATTGTTGATGCAGCACCAGTTATAGATCCTGCTTTTGCATCTAATTGAGTTTGTATTGCAGATGTTACTCCATTTAAATATTGAAACTCTGCATCTGATACTGTTCCGTTTGCAATTTTTTCAGCAGATATTCCTGTAGGTATAGAATCATTTGTTTTTGATAATGCACCAATATAAACATTGTTTAATGCACCTGATGTTAAAGAACCTGCATCCCAAGTTACAGTAACTGTTGTGTTTGTAGAAAATGATGAACTAGCAATAGTTCCGTAAAGTGTTGCAGCTGTATCTGTAATTTTAATTCTTCTACCTGCATGATAAATTGAAGTAACATCTGAACCATTAATTGTAAATGAAGTTCCACTTACATAAGCTGCTGTGTATGTAGCATCACCATCTCCATACTCAATCCATTGTGCATCATTGAACCAATCTCTAGTGTTCTTCATCAATGCTCTAATGGCATTGTTAAGATTAGAAGGTAACATTCCTTCTGCTACTGAAATACTATTTAGTGATGTGTTACTAGCTTGGGTTGTTGAATAATTTTTAATATTAGTTGGCATTTAATCTCCTATAAACCATGCAAAGACTTTATTATTTTCTTTGTTCTTTTCGTTAATTAATGTGTTTATTGCTTCTTCAATTTGTCTTTGAAAAAACTCTTGAGTTTCAAAACTATATCTAACATTATCTATATCAGTTTTGTCCGTCATCTTAAACCTATTCTTGATGCTTTTAAATCAACTCCTTGTGCATGAGTCCAAGGTGTTCCGCTTGGTGTAGTAACTTGTATTCTAAAATACCTACCAGATTGTCTTACTGGATTATCACCACTTGTTACCATGCTTGAAGATGTTGAAACTGTTTCAGTATCAGATAGTTTTTCTTTACTTTTAATTATTACAGTTGCAGTAGCATCAACTATTGGTCTTACATTCGTTATACTACTTCTATGTCCTGGAAACAACTCTAATTCTCTAGTTTCTATAGTTCCTTCATTTTCTGTTCCTGAAAATATAGCTGCTTTATAATTATTATCTATAGCTCCTAAATATCTTTGACCTCCACTCCAAAAATCTGTGTCTAAAGCTATATTTATTTGGTCTAAGTTTTCTGAGATAATATCCATAAGTTCTACAGTATATGCACCTACGAACTGTGAAAATATGGTACTAGCACTAGCATCAGCCGTTGACCATTTTTGTGTAGCATAATTATAGATTAATATTTTATCGCAAATACCTGTTGTGTTAGCTGTATCTGATGCAGACGGATATAACCATAAAGCTAATTGGTTAAATGGATCTACAGCAGCACATATTCTATCAGAAAATGCTTTGTTTAAATCTACATCAAAGAATCTGTTTATTTTCTCAGCACCTATCGCAATAACATTATCACCATTGATTTCAAAGAAACCATCATCAGCATAGAAAAATACTCTTCTATTATCTTGGCAAACTGTTCTTCCATAAACAGCACCTCTGTTTGGAGATATAACTGATAGTCTAAATATTGTTGCACCACCAACATAGTCCATACGTATAATTTGGTTTTGTCTAAATACATAACCAATTTCACCTGAAGTTATGTGAACAATCTCACCACCAGAACCTGGTAAATCTTGTTGGTCAGCTTGTTTAGTTCCTGATTCCCAAGTAGCAATATCATTAATACCTGACCATTGTATTCTATTTTGATTTGTAGGTTGATTACCTGTTATTAAAAAATCTCTAACCACACCTGAAACTCTAAATGTTGGTACACTTCCTGATGTTGCTATTGCTGAAAGATTAGCAAAATTAGTTGATGTACCCATTAAATAATATTGAGGTGCATCAACACCATTACTTGCTATGATATAATTACCAAACTGTGTAAATGTAAAATAATCTGTATTACCACCTGTTAGCGATCCTTTTCTTGAGGTAAATGTTCCGCCATCTAATTGATAAATGTCTGTGTTCTTAGCAACAAAGTTAAATACATTACCTGAATTATCTCTAAATGAACCAGCACCTCTGCTATCTGCGGCAATATTATTTGTAGAATAATTTACTAATGAAGGAAATCTTTTATAAGAATTTTGTGCATAATAAACATTGTTTGCTGTAGTAGCACCAGGATTTAAATATTCAGGTTGATCCGGTAGCCATTCGCCAAAAGGTAATTGCATTTTTTTCCTATGTATTATTATTTGTTACTTTAGTCGTATCTTGAAAAGAACTAGCTACAGTTACATCTGATCTAATTTGTAATGGAGAACCACTAAATTGATCTTCTCTATCGTTTCTTTCTAATCTTTCAAGAGCTGTTGTGTACATACCTTGCCATTGTTGTAATCTTGCAGGTTCAACACCACCTAAAAAATTAGCAGCATGATATAGTGAACCATATAAATATATAGCAGGATGATTAGTTAAAATATAATTTGTTGTATTTGAATCTGATAAAGCATCAAATGATTTGTAATAATTTAATGTACCTGTGTATGTTGTATCAGGTGTAGGAGCAAATCTAAAATTATCTCCTATAATAGTATAAGCTACTGGCATACCACTTGTAGAAGAACCTTTAATCTGATCCATTTGTGGTGGTGTCATATATGTCAAAGCATATTTAGTTCCGCCACTTAAAATAAATAAATCTCTAACTTGTAAAAATCCTGAAGGTAGAGCAACTGTTTCTGCATTAATTGAAAATGAACTATCAGATTCAACCATTTTTCTAATTCTTAATTTAGAGTTAAAATCTTTTTCAGTTAAAACAATAAAATCTCCTGTAATCTCAGTTGTTAAATCAGATCGGTTTAACCAATTAGCGATTGATGATTGTAATTCTGAATAATTTGATAATGCCATTAAATTCTTCCTTCTGCTGTTCTAAAATACTTAAACTCATTACTGTTCAATTTGAGTTTTAATATTTTACTTTGTACTTCTTTTGGTAAAGCAAACCAATTACCATCACCATATGGGTCATATTCTTTTGCCCAGACTTCTAAAGCTATTGTTGGAATAGAAGCTACTCTTTTCAAATCTCTTGATTTTGAATAACCATCTCCATCATTTAAAAGTCTTTTATTGTGTTTTAAATGTGGGTCTATATTTACTTCATGCTTTATAACAATCTTTTTTTCTTTTTCGTCAGTTGAAAAAGTTGTTTTTTTTAAGCCGTCTAACTGAATATCTTTCATCCTTGACCTCTATTTTTTTTTCTACCTGGTATTCTTTTACTGTAACTTTTAGCATGACGACCAGGTCTTTTTCTAGGCTTGGCTTTAACGTAATTATTAACTCCAAATAAACCTTTTTTCTTAGCCACTATGCACTCATTTCAGTTACATATACATTTGTAGATGTACCATGAAATACTGCAATTTTTTCGCCAGGTGAAACTTTAAATATTTCTATTTCACCAGATGGTAAGAAAGCTGATGTTGCACTTGCTGTAGGTGAAGCACCTAAAACAAAATGACAGTTAGCATCTCCAACTACTCTTACGTATTCAGTTTGTGAACCGAAAGCAGCAGAAGCAGTTGATGAATTGTTTGTATTTAGTTTCTGTGTTGTTCCTGGTCTTAGAGCATAATTATAACTCATTTTTTCTCCTATTTAGTTTTTGGGGGAACTTCCGCTAGGTAGAACCCCCAATTTATATTTATCTTCTTATAACAAATGTCACAAGTAATTTTTTAGCA